GCGCGCCGACAAACGCGGCGTAGGCCGGGCGATTGATGCTCAAACATTTCTTGTGGAAAAAACAGCTCCACATTTTCAACAACCCAACACATGAACACCACACTGCTCCTAGTCCTCCTCGCCCTCTGCGTCTCCATCATTGGCGTTATCGCCCTCGGTGGCGACTGGGCCAACAAGAACCTCGACGAAGCCAACCGCGGCAAGTCCCGCGATTTTCTCGCTCCCAAGCCGATCGCATCAATCAAGTCACGCCCCAAAAAGCGCGCCCGCAACGGAGGCCGCAAGTGAAGCAGGATCAATTTTGCTCTGGAACCTACCTAGCCAACCGCGCCGCCGATGGGCGCGACTACCCTGAGCAGGCACCTCTGCGGCACGAGTCGTTTGAGGCAAACGGCGAGCCAGAAGACCAGCCGGCGCCCGCGCCAATGAATGCCTGGGCGACTCTTGCCCCACTTACTTTTCACGAGGCTGCTCTCAGCATCGTGAGATCCCACCACATCAACACCGAGAACCTATGAACACAGACAGATCCACAGTCAGCATAAACGAAGGCCCAGCCATTGACGCAGGGCGCTTCAGCGAGATCGCAAACGCGCTGTCCCGCCCTCGCCACATCCTTCAAACAATCCTGGCACTCACCCACGAGGCCATTGCAAATCAGATTGAGGAGGTCGAGTTAGCCGCAGCAGAAGCCGCTGGCGACACCGACGACGACAAGCCCGTTGTGGCAAAACTCTCCTTGGCCATCTCGTGGCCGGCGGGCGAGCCGATCCCAGAGGTGACGGTCAAATCATCCTACTCGGTGAAACGCACAAACGAAGCCACGGCCCTTGCCGATGGCGATCAAGGCAAGCTGCCGTTCGGCGCAGGGGAGGAATTCAAATGAGCTTAAACATCACCAAAGGCCCGCGAAAGTCCGCTGTGCGAGCCGTAATTTACGGCGTCGAGGGCGTGGGTAAGTCCTCGCTCGCCGCGCTCCTTCCCGAGCCGCTCTTCCTCGACCTTGAGGAAGGCACCCACCAGCTTGACGTTGCCCGCTCGTCGGTCGATACGTTCTCCGGGCTGCAATCCGCGCTTGCTCAGCTCGCGGTCAATACGGACGGCTACAAGACCGTCGTCATCGACTCCGCCGACTGGTGCGAGCGACTCGCCGCCGAGGCGCTGCTAAAAAAGCAGGGCAAGAAATCCATCGAGGATTTCGGCTTCGGCAAAGGACACATCATGCTGGCCGAGGACATGGCCCGCACGCTCGCCGCCTGCGATACCCTTATCGGCCACGGCGTGAACGTGGTCTGGGTCGCCCACGCCAAGACGGTCAAGGTGTCGCCGCCTGACATGGTGGACGGCTTCGACCGCTACGAGCTAAAGCTCCACAAGCAGACCGCGCCTCTCTTTAAGGAGTGGGCCGACTTGTTGCTCTTCGCAAATTACGAGACCACGACCGTCAAAGGCAACGACGGGCGGGTAAAGGGCGATGGCGGCAAACGCCGCGTGCTCATCTCCGAGCGCGCCGCGGCATGGGACGCAAAAAACCGATATGGTCTGCCTGAGATCATGCCAATGATCCACAACGAGCTCCCGCCTGAGCTCGCCGCGATCTTTGCCGGTAAGATGACGCCCCGCGCAGCCGCTCCGGTGGCTGCTCCTGAGCCAGCTCCGGTCTCGGTGCCGGTGGCGTTGGCTACGCCTCAGCAGATCGCGACGCTCACCACCTACGGAAAGACCTCGATCTGCGCCAAGATTATCGACGCCGCGCTCGCTCACTACGGGCAGATCAGCCCTTCCGACCTGACCACCGATCAGGCCGCAAAGGTGATCACTCGTTGCCAAGAGGAAATGAACAAGCCTGCACCAGCAGCGAAGCCCACCGGCCCGCTTGCAACCGCTGCCGCTCCGTTCGTTTGGTCCGCCGCATTCGCGGACTGGATGGCAGCAAACGAGGACGCGGTTAATACGTTCCTCATCGGTAAGTTTTGGATCAACGCCGGCCAGACTTGGCGTGACCTCAGCGCCGAGCGCGCCGAGTCGCTTATCCAACGCGAGGCAGCGTTTGCGGCATCGGCCAAGATCCCAGCGCGTGGAGGTGTAGCGTGAGAGTGTTGACTGAAGAGCAGAAGGCGCGGCGGCAGGTAACTCTTGCCGCGTGGCGAAAAGCCAATCCTGAAAAGGTGAAGGCGGCGACTGCCGCGTGGCGAAAAGCCAATCCTGAAAAGATGAAGGCAACGATGGCCGCATGGCAAAAAGCCAATCCTGAAAAGGTGAAGGCGAAGGCTGCTAAGTGGCAAAAAGCCAACCCTGAAAAAGTTAAGAGGCGAAAGGCCGCATGGCAAAAAGCCAACGCTGAAAAAGTTAAGAGGCGAAAGGCCGCATACTACAAAGCCAACGCTGAAAAGTTAAGGGCGGGGATTGCCGCATGGAAAAAAGCCAACCCTAAAAAGGTTAAGGCGCAAAGTCGCCGATCCCGTCAGCACGCCCACCTCTGCGAGCTACAAACCACAATCGCGGCCATCCAGAAGGTCGCTGCCACCGCACAGAAACAAATCTCAGCCCAGATCCAAAAATGAAAACACAAATTGAAATACACAACGCCCTCCCCGACAGCGTAGAGAGCTTTCTTACGCTGCTACAAGGCAGCGCCAACACGCTGCTCCAAGCCGCGCAAATGCTCGTTCGCCTCAAGGAGAACGACCCGACCATCATCGACCAGGTGGTAAGTGCAGGCGCATCACCGCGCCTCGTCGGTGATCTGCTACGCGTCGGCGAGGGCAGTCTTAATCCAAGCCTGCTCTTCGACAACTCCGCCGCTGCCAAGAAGGTCAAGCAGTTGCCCGTCTCCGCTCAGGCCGAGATCATCAAGCGCGGTGCGGTCGAGGTGGTGATGGGCGGCAGTGAGGCCGACACCATCATGGTCCCGCTCCACGCGATGAGCCCAGAGCAGGTTAAGCAGGCGATTGGGCCGACTGGGCAGCAAAGCCGCGCCGACCAGCTTGCCTACATCCGCCGCAACTCCCGCCCCGCCGGACCCGACATTGACCAGCCTGCCTATCTGGCACGCAAGGATCGGCTGATCATCAACCGCCCGTGCGAGCTCAGTCGCTTGCAGGTGATTCGCTTGCTGGAGGAGATGTCGTGAGCGCCCCCATCACCCTCACTGGCATTGGCGACGCCCAGATCCAAATCGCCATCAGCTCCCACGCGCTGCGCTCCGAGGCGCTGACCCGCGCTCAGGCCGTCCTCTCGGTTGGTGATGCGATGGATGCCGCCGAGGCATCCGACGCCCTACGCCTCCTCACCCAGCTTTCTAAGCAGGTCGAGGCGGCACGGGTCGAGGTCGGCAAGCCGGTCCTTGAGCTCACCCGAAAAATCAACGCCACTGCCAAGGATTTTATTGGCGAGGTGCTGGAGGAGAAGGCCCGCCTTGAGGGCATCCTCGGCACGTTCCAAGCCGCACAGCAACGCAAGGCCGACGCCGATCGCCGGCTGGCGCAGGACGAGGCCAACCGCTTCGCCGCTGATGCCGCCCGAGCGCAGCACGCGGTCGAGCGGGCGGTCAGCGCCACCGAGATTGAGAGGAGCCAGCAGGCCGCAGCCGAGCTTGAGGTGAAGGCCATCGAGGCCCGCGTGGCGGTCGCTGCTATCGCCGCAATCAAGCCGGAGGGCGTCGCGCTCCGGCAGGCATGGAAGTTCGAGGTCGTGGACATCAACGCGCTCTTCAAGGCGCGCCCCGACCTTTGCGTGATTGAGCCTAACAACGCGGGCATCCGCGCCCAGATCCCACACAACCAATCTCTGCCAGGTCTCCGCATCTGGCAGGAAGCCAAAGCCAGCGTCCGTAACTAATTCAACGCCCAACCCAACACTACCATGTCACAACATCCAACTGGCCGATTCACGGCCCTTGTCCAGAAAGCCGAAGTCGGCGAATCCCAGAAGAAGAACACGCCTGGCGTTTTCTTCTCCTTCAAAACCAACGAGGGCCAAATTGACGGCACGCTCTGGCTTTCCGAGAAACCTTACGAGCGCAGCCTTAACACGCTCCGCGAGTGCTTCGGATTTAACGACGACTTCGCTTCTCTCGCCGCTCAGGCCGAGGGCCGCGAGGTTTCAATAACGGTTGAGACCGAGACCGACGAAAAAGGAAAGGACTGGTCGCGGGTCAAATGGATCAACGCAATCCGCTCAGCCGCAGCCAAGCCTGTCGCTGGCGGAATGCTGGCCCGCCTCTCTGCTCAGGCAAAGGCGATTGCCAAGCCCGCCGGGATGCCTGCGCCGCAGCCCGCGAAGCCCAAGCCCGCGCCCGCTCCCGCAGCAATCAACGACGGCGACGTTCCATTCTAATGACCACTAAACCCAAAACCACCCGCCGCCTTGCGAGCGGGCTCAACGCACCGAAGCGCGTCACCGAAGCAAGCCTCTCCCGGCAGATCGCTGAGGGCGCAAAGTTCTTCTGGTCGTCTCGTGGCGGCAACCCCAACGCCGCGTTCTGCCGTCCTCGATTCAACTCCAAATGAAATCCTCCCTCGCTCATAAGTTCAACCGCGCCGAAGCCCTTGGGTGGTCGCGCTCCATGCCCTCGTGGCTGGGGCCGTGCGCTTGGCTAAAGAAGTCCAAGAAGGAGCGCCGCGAAATGCTCGGCAACCTGCGCCGGATGCGCGCCAACAATGCGTGGGTGCCGGTGGTGGAGGGAGGGGCGTGAATCTTCGCCCCTACCAGTCCCGCGCCGTGGACTTCCTGCAATCCCGCATCGGCATCGGTGCTCGTGGCCTTGTCGTCTGCCCAGCGGGTGGCGGCAAGACCATCATCGGCGCCGCTGCGCTCTCCCTCTCCGCGCAGCCGTGGGACCGCATTGGCTGGGCCTGCAATACCCGCGAGCAGGTGGAGCAGGGCGAGGCCGCGCTGAAGGCCGCGGGCGTGAAGGCGGCGTGGGTGAAGTGCGTTGCGGGCATTACCCGCGAGGACACCGCCGGCCTCGACTTCCTTGTGGTGGACGAGGTGCATCATTTGCCTAGCGCGAGCTGGTCGCTGATCGCCGACGCCTGCCGCGGCACCATCTGGGGGCTGACTGCTACGCCGAAGTCGCCAGATCCCGAGCGCAACTTCTGGTTTGCTCGGTTCTGGGGCGAGGGCAACACGATCACCATCCCGCGGACGGAGGTGCTGGAAGGCGGTCACCTGGCGCATGGTCGGGTGGTCATCCTCGACCTCGACCAGCAGGGCGAGTTTGACCCCGTGATCGAGGCTGCCGCCCAGCTTGAGTCGCTTAAGATGGCGCGCCGGTTCCCGATGCTGGACAAGCAGGAGATCTACCGGCGCGCGCAGTGGCGCACCACCCTTGACCTCCTGATCGAGAACCCAGCCCGCAATGCTGCGGTGGTGGAGACTGCGCTGATGGAGATCGGGCGCGGGCAGTCGGTGCTCGTGCTCGTGGCCGAGATTGAGCAGGGCGAGCGGTTCGCTGCGCTGATCCCAGATTCTATCGTGGCGCATTCCAAGATGGGTGCGAAGAAACGGAAGGCTGCGATTGATGCGTTCCGCTACGGCTCGCTGCGGTGCCTGATCGCCACCAGTCTGGCCGATGAAGGGCTCGACGTTCCCCGCGCTTCGGTGCTGATCCTTGCGACCGCCGGCCGATCTGGCGCCAAGCTGGAGCAGCGCACCGGGCGCGTGATGCGTCCGCATGAGGGCAAGGGCGTTGGGCTGGTTTATGATTTTGCGGATGCGGGCGCGAGCATGGCTCGGTCGCAGGGGCTGGCCCGCCGCCGCGTTTACAAGCAGCTCGGCTACTCAATCGAAACCTCCGCGCTCTCCGCCGCCGCCGCATGATTCCCAAAATGGGCAGACCCTTCTCGGCGCTCACCCCCGCCATCATCGAGCGCGAGCGCTTACGCATGGCCAAGGCCAAGCCTGGTGCTTACGTCATAACCCGCCGTGCCAAGGAGCTCGGCGTGAAGAGCTCAACTCTCAGCTACCACCTCCGCAACGGCTACGAAGCCAAGTGCGGACTGATCACATGGAGGAAGCGCATTGCGCTTGCCCTCCGCACCGCTAACAAAGGCAACAACACCCTTGCCGCAAAAATGCTGCGCGAGGCCGCAGACATCCTTGATTCTCAATGAAAACCTCTCCCCAAATCTTTATGCAATTTTGCACATCCATGGGCCTTCCGGCTCCGGTGGCTGAGTTGCAGTTTGAGCCGCTGCGCCGCTGGCGCTTCGACTACTCTTGGCCCGAAGCCAAGATCGCGCTGGAAGTCGAGGGCGGCATCTGGTCGGGCGGTCGCCACACCCGCGGCAAGGGCTTCATTGGCGACATGGCAAAGTATAACCACGCCGCCCGCCTTGGGTGGCGGGTGCTGCGGGTGCAGCCCAAGGAGCTTTTGACGCTGGCGACGGTGCAACTGGTGAAGGAGGCAGGCAGCGCATGATCAAACCCCAACCAGCACTTGGTCGCACGCCGCCGCACTCGGTCGAGGCCGAGGAGCATCTGCTCTCTGCCTGCCTGCTCGACGGCACCGACATCATCTCGCGTTGCCTGACCAACGAGATCACCGCCGCATCCTTTTACGTCCCTGCCAATCGAATCATCTTCGAGCAGGTGCTTGAGCTCTACAACGCTGGCACGCCAGTCGATACCTCCATCTTGGCCGAGGAGCTCCACAGCGCCAAGAAGCTGGAAGAGATCGGCGGCATCCCTTATCTGCTTCGCGTCTCGGGCAAGATGCCGACCACGGGTCGAGCCAGCTACTTCATCGAGAAGGTCCGCGAGCTCTCGGTGCTGCGTGACATCATTTCCGCCGGCACTGCCGCGGTGGAGAACTGCTACACCTACTCCGGCCCCGATGACCTCGCTGGCATCCTTAGCAAGCTCAAGGAGCCGCAAGACAAGGCCGAGATCGGGCTGGGCGGGTGGAAGCCAGTAACCGCCGCCAAGGCCGCGCTGACCCCGACGCCAGCCCCGCCTGAGCTGATCAGTGGGATGCTTTATGCCGGCGGGACGCTCATGATGAGTGGGGCGTCGAAGAGCATGAAAACTTACACGATGATTCACGCTGGCCTGGCGGTGGCGTCGGGCAGCGAATGGATGG